AAAAGTGGCAACGCAAAGGTAGGGGTAGAAGGGGTATGTTTGGGTAAAACTGCACTTTACTTTTACCTCATGAATTATCTAAAACGGTTATGGAAGTATTAGAAGCGGTAGCAGTTCCACTATCTACGTTTTGGGATATAGTTAATGTAAAATCAGCACTGAAGTTATTTTTAATCATAACATAAATAGTTCCTGTTTCTTCAACGGTTGTATGAACATTAGAATTGCCACTACCAGTTCCCGATAAAGTCACATCACTACCACTGGCAGGGTTAGAATTACCTTTCCACACCATTGCACCCATGACTTGTCTACCACCTGAGGGGCCATCACTCAAAGTTCCTATATCTATTCCCGAAGCACCTCTAGCAAATGTGTATGTTACGGAACTTCCTCCACTGCCCGAATATTGTACTTGTAGAACTTCTCCATCACTAAAAGTATTACCAGAAGCCCCCAATAAATCTCCATCCCCATCATCAGATATTATAGACACAGTAATTCCAGCAGTAGCAGAAGCAGAAGCAGTAGTAACAGCATAAGGATTAATTACAATAATACTCATATTAATCATGTCCTATATCCATAAAGTGTAACTTTCAATCCTTTGCCCGCAGTAGAAGAACCTATTTGGTCTATGTCAAAAGTTATTAGAGCATCATCCGCCAAAGAAGCATCACTGATTACTGCCGCAGTAGCAGCAGAAGAAGAAGTAAGTTCACTAGCATCTATTGTTAATTTAGTAGAAAGTATTGTTGACCCTGCTTCATTTATATCCACTGTAATAGTTGCACCCGCTGGCGCAGTATTAACAGTTGCTTTTACACCAGTTAGTGTCATAGCAAAAGGCATATTGAAACTTGCTTTACCAGTTCCAGTTGTTAAATCAGTACTTTCATCAGATAGAGAAATTATGAAAACTTCTTCTGATAATAGTATATCATTACCTGCATCATTTGTAAAATATAATGTATTCGGTGTATCATCATGAACCCATAATTGACCGTAAGCCGCAGTATCAGCATCAGCATCGGCTTGTTCTTTTAAAGTTAAAGCACCTTCAACTGTTAACTTTGTTTTAGGTGCAGAAAGACCAATCCCTACTTTATCAGTAGATGCATCTGTTCTAATTAGATTAGTGTCGGTGTCACCCATAATTCTTACATCTATATCTTGAGCATTACCATTAA